CTAACAGTGCCATTTAATTTGTCTCCAAAAATCGTTGTGTGTTGCTTGCTTAAGTTTATTTATAAAATAAATCTCCCGATCTTATTTATCACAGGAAGAGTTTCAGTGATAACATGAATCTACGGATCTGATTCACCTGATCCACCCTAAACCTTAGCATCTCTCCAGCAATGATATCAACATCCCATGCGGATAGATTATCACTAGAGTTTTTAAGGTTACCACTAATTTGTGGTTTATCACTTCCACAAATAGTTTGGAAGTTTGGGTAATCATTAAACGTACATTTCTGTACGTCAAGTGTGATGATACCTACTACATCAGTAGTTAGTGTCCATGACTGGAGCTTTCCAGTAACATCAATTGCCAATTCGCCTTTAGGTCCGTTGTTCATATCAACAGAACCACTACCATAAACGAAATTAATTGTTCTGGTAAGATCTGCAGTTGTCGAAGTAGCGACAATAAATGCAGGATCACCAAGGTCAGGTGCAGTAGCAAAGGTAATTTGATCACCAGAAACTGAGTAATCTATACCTGGATGTTGTATCTGACCATTAATTGATACAATCAGTTGTGCATCATTAGTAGGAGTATAGGCGACTCCATCTTGAGTTAAGTTAAATGTAGTTGCTACTCCATTAAACCCAGTGTTTATAGTATCTAAAACAACATTATTGTTCTGTAGATACTTCGCTGGAATATCATAGTTAACACCTACAGCGTATCTTTTCTGAGCTTCAGAAACTACACTATAGTTCTGGTTCTGTACTGATACGTTATAGGTAGGCATCAGGAAACTCCAGGTGTTACTTCTATTATTCCTTCAATAACTCTTGACTTAGTACCCGAAGGTGCAGTCAGGAGAATGTCATAAACATATCTTCTAGCAGTTAGACCTGACGTAGCAGTATTGTCTAAACTAACTTTCAACTGTCCATTATATCTATCTGGAAAATCAACTACAAAATCTGTCGATGTAGTAGAAGTATAACTCTTTTTGATTTTTGCTACAGCAGTATAACCAGTTAGATTTAATGGGGTTGTATTTGCTTCATTCTGAATATTAAAGGTCGCTGCAAAATCGGTTCCTTTCTCACAAATTAGATTTATTGGTATAGCGGCCATCTGACATATAAAGAACCCCTCACTATTTAGCAAGGGGTGAGTTTATTATTTTAACCTTCTACAACTGGAGGTACTGGTGGTGGAACATCTTCACCTTCTGTAGGTGGTGGAGTTCCCTCTGGAGCAGGTGCTTCTCCAGTAATCAATCCAATTGTTTCTAGACCACCTTCTAGTTTTGTACGGTACTCTCTCAATCGGATAAGTTCTGCTTCTGCCCTTGAAATTTTAGCGTTAGCATCAGTCAGTTGCTTCTCAAATTCTTCTTTGAGTGTCGCTGGTTCCATTGTCATGTGTGTAATGATCGATCTTACGTATTTATTATAGCACAGTTATGTCATTTCCGACAACTACCATGTCCAAACCTTTAGGGAAATTTTCTGGTTTACTCATGATTGGCTTACCAGCAAGATTCATACTAGTGTTGAGTAATATAGGAAACTCCAGTACTTGCAACAGTTTATAGTAACTCTCATTCTCCTGTGTTACAGTTTGATACCTACATGTACCATCGACATGAGTGATTGATTCTAATCCTGGAGCAGCAGTTTTCCCAACATAAAGCATGTGAGGATTCTGGATATCCGTATTAAATATCTGCTTCTGATACCCTTCTAGTATGGATGCACCAAATGGTCTGTATCCTTCTCTCTTTTTAATGAAGTTGATTTTTTTCTTAGCATCATCAATATATGGATTCATAAGAATAGATCTATTTCCCAATGCCCTTGGTCCTATTTCTCCATGCCCTTGATACCATCCAATAATCTTACCTTCTTTCAATGCTTGTGACACTTTAGCAATTGTCATATCAGATGGTTTTGTCTCTGGGGCAATATCCTGTTGATGGTATTGTACTGAAAACTCTTGATTATTCTTTCTTCTTAAGAACTCTAAAGCACCAAGTGATAGTCCTTCATCAGCACAATGTGCTGGAATCCTCAAGTTTCTATATTTTTCCTTTAGTTTTGTATTCCATATCACGTTTTGAGCTACACCGCCTGTATATGATACAACATCACTATCATGGTATATGTACTCATCAAAAAAGTCTAATAATACATTACCAATATGCTCATGTACAGTCCTAATCCAATTCAATTTGGTCATACCAATAACACCAAACATACTTCTCTCAAATGCTTTATATCTACTCTCTTCAAATATCCTTCTAATACTATGCATAGATTCTGGTAAAATCTTAGCATACTCATCCATATAAGAACCATATGATTGCAATCCCATCAATTTACCAGCAATATCTAAATCACAACCTGCTTTAATATTAAGAAGTTTACCAGCTTTGATCATCTCACATCCAATAGATCCATGTTGATCACAGTAACCTCTATCAACTACCTCACCATTCCTAAATACAGACCAACTATTATTCTCATCACCAAATCCATCTATAACTATGTGTAAACCTTTCTCTGTAAATGTACTGAGAGCATGAGCATAATGATGATTAACTCTCCAACAATTATCAGACACAGCAGGGTATTTGATAGCAGGGAAAAACTCCTCGTTATCAGTTGGTAATCCATGAACCCAAGGGTCTATAACTATTGCTATCTCATCTGCTTCTTCTGGATCATCACCAAATATATTTTTAAAATCTTTCTTCCAAGAATGCAAGTCACTATATCCATGATGTTTTACATCATAGACTCTCTCTGACTTAAAGTAACGTACTGTCTCACCATCATAGTACGATATATTAGAGTCGTGCTCACACAACCTCAGACCAATCAGTTTCATAATAAAGTTATTCTAATTACATATTAGCACGAATCATGGATTTTAGCACCTCTATCTCTGCTCTTAGTTCAGTTATTTCTCTATCTCTCCTATCAGATAATTTACGTGCTGCTCTTACCTGTTCAAATGCCTTCTTATCTTTATTAATTATAGCACCTGTATCAGAATCTCTATAAAGACTATCCTGACCCTCTACTTGGATATCCATTAGAATGATGCTACTGCTCTTAGATCCTGAATCTTGGGTACGTATGCTGGATTGTTTGAATTCATAACAACTTTAACCGCAAACGAAGTAAACTCAGGAAGGTTATTAATACTAAATGGTATCTCTTGATAAGACTCTTGATTCTCAAATAGTCCAGATATCTCATTTTCTGCAGTAGCAGCTATATCAACGTCAGGACTACCATCTACATTGAAGTATTTCCACTCAAGATCATCGAAGTAGATCTCACTAGATTCTTCTTTGGACTTGTAAAGAACTTTGATATCACTAATGTTTCTAATATTAGCAGTGATCTTAACATCAATTGCTGTACCAGGATTAGGTAGAGAGATTTCTTTAGTAACATACTTAGCAATACCTGCTGTATTAACAGAAGAATCTTCTGCTACAAATCCAATACCTGGTGCAAGAGACATCTTATTAATCTCCCACCAGTCCTCAGTATTTGCTGCTTGTCCAGTAAATTGAATTAGATCACCAGATCTAAAGATATCTGCTCCCTGTGTACTAGGATCAGTCTTTCTATTAAACGCAACACCACCAGATATCTTAGCAGTGAAATCATCCAAGATTGGTTGCTTGTTATTAAATAGAACTAATTTTCTACTATTAACATCCCATTCAACAATAGAACCACTAATCTTATCAGTGTATAAATCATCACCATCAACTGATGGATCTTGTGCTGGATTATATGCAGTAACAATAGTGTTTAATGTGAATGTTGGAACTTCTTCAGTAGGACCATTAGCATCAATAGTAACAGTCTTACTTGCTAAATTACCAGTACCAAAGGATTGAGTAGAAAATCTAACAATCTCATCTGCTTTAAATTGTCCTGTATTCTTAAGTTTAACTGTAACAGCATTAACAGTGTCATCATATTTAAGAACAATACCACTACCACCTGTTAAACCAGCAACAGTAGAAGTTTTTGCTGAAGTTGTGGAATCAATACTTTGTCCAACAGTAATTGGAATTGTATTACTACCATCAGTGTTACCAGTAACTTTAAACGTAAAGACTCTATAGAGTTCTACCTCTTGATTCTGTCTACCATACCTAGATTCTAAACCAGTAGGATTCTCTATCCTATTAGTAATTGTCTTAACAGAACTAGTTCTCAAATCAACCACAGGAGAAAGTGTGGACTTCGTAGATACCATATTCAATTTATAGACAAGTGAATTAGAAATATCATTTCTCAATTCATTAATCCTAGATGCTACTACCTTTTGATTAATAAAGTAATGCTCTTGCTTAATAAATGTCTTCTCATAACCACCTTGTGTGTATGATGTGTAATTAACAGCACCATTATCTACAGGAACAATATCTGTTGTTTTAACAGATGCAGAAATCTTTGCATCTGGGAATGCTAGGTATCCAATATCAGCATATAATTTTTCATATTTTCTATTACATGCTATCATTCCAGATGAACCACCACCAATTTCATTAGAACTTGCTTGAGTAGCAGAAACAATATTGAATGTATCTACACCACTATTAACAACTTCAAATAAAGTAGTGTTTAATGATGATGCACTAACACCACCAGTTTGTTCTAGGTTCTTAAAGAACACATAAGATTTACCAGAATCTTCAAATCCATGATCCCTATGTGTTATTTCAATATACTTATTGTTTCCTCTGAATCTTTCTAGAGTTGCACTACTACTAGACTCAGCACTTGTACGAACTGATCCAGGATACATTGTCTCATATGCAATGTTCTCGTTTGTTAGTAGAAGGTCACCTGGTCTTGTGATATCAAATTCTGCTCTATTAAGTTCAAATTTAATATCTTCTCTAAGATCCTCATGCCACTCATCTACGTTCTGAGATCTGTAAACAGAACCTAAACCAGGTTGTGCTGTTACTGTACCTGATCCAGCAGGTGCACCAACTTCTGATGCCCATATCTCATAATCAACAGAATCTGTTTCAACAACTAGAGCATATTCTGTATCATTCAAGAGATATACTGGATGATCAAACTTAAAGTGAGTTGGAACACTACCATTAACATCAGTTGTTAAGTTAGTTGCTACACCCATTCTTACACCTGGTGTATCATTAGATATGATTGCCTGTACAGCACCACCAGAGTTACTATTTCCTGTACCAGCAATAACAATAGAAGGAGCACTTGTATATCCAGAACCAGATATAGAAACTGAAGAATCAAATATCTTACCACCAGATACACCTATTGTACCACTTGCAGTAGTACCACCAGGTAACTGAGGACTCTCTATAGTCATTGTTGCTGTATCGTATCCAGTACCAGCACCAATAACTTTAAGATCTATTACTCTACCAGAATCCTTAGCAACAGTAAGGGTAATGTTAGTATTGTTAGTAGCATTAGCAAGAACTATAGATGGAAGTGTTAAGGTTTCTCCAGAAGTAAATGCAGTTCCATTGTTATTTGAAAGAACAAGTGTGTATACTTGATCAGCAGAAAGAGGTATTCTACCAGCATTTCCAGGAAGTACCTCAATACCAGTCTTATCAAATACTTTAGATACTGGACCTGATGCTCCAGATTGTACACCTGATGCTAATTCTGAAATCTCAATATTAGTCTCTTGAGACACAAATACCTTAAGGTATGTTTTTGGTGAAAGAGATTTCTCAGTACCAGGAACAATATGCTTTCCAGGCTTACCACTAACAGTGTTTGTTAAGTATGTCCTTACAGGAATAGAATCTGACTTCTTATTGAAATAAAGATTCAAACCAGTAACAAATACTCCACCATCATACCCTTCAACCTTAAATGTTTGAGCAAGAGGATTAGGTCTCTTTTCATTCTGAGAAGCAACTAACTGAACTCCTTCATTAGACTTGAGGTATGCAGGTAATGTTGAAACAATACTACTTGTAACAGTAGGTAGAAGACCCATAGGGAAATATTTAACTTCAGTGTATGTTTCTACATTGTCTTTATTACTATCTGTAGAACTTGAAGTAAATCTAATTGTTTTTTCACCAGTTGTGAATTGTAGTTGCTCAGAACTGGTATCATAATTTGTGTTATAGAGATAGTTGTTCCAAGTACTTCCTTGTGTAGGAGCATATCCATTAGGTATTATAATAAGTCCACTAGCATTACCACCATCATCAGTAACAATATCTGCACCAAATGTTGATAATGAGTTTCCTGGTTTTCCTGTATATCTTAGATCAGGGTTGCACCATCTACTAATATCCCTTCCTTCCATGAAAGGAAATACCTTAGTGTTTGGTTTCAACCTAGTAATAGTAAATTTAACTGCTCTAGATCTAGCAAACTGCTTCATCGAAGTAGCAACAGATGAATTACCAATTACTTTGGTATCAATTCCCTTACCAGTCTCATTATTCTGAGGACTGATATTAGAAGAACTACCTACGTTAGCAATTTTAACTGTGGAGGATACTTGATCAGAGTTAATATCAGAAAGAGGTCCGATATTAAAGAAGGTATCATTAGATCCAACCCAATTAATAGCATAATTATTGTACAAACTAGAATATGCTTCACGTACATTGCTCTTAGCAAGGAATATAGTATAGAGTTGAGTATTGTTATCAGATATCAAAGGTGTATCTGTATCTTCATACCAAGAATCAACAGGAGCATCTAAACTCGCATCTCCAACATACTGTATAACCACAAATGGATTTGGATTAATAGTCTTAGTTGCAAATGGGTTATCGAGCATCTTAAGCTCAGAATATGGAAGAGTAACAATATCACCAGATCTTTGATATCCAGCAACTACTCTTTCATCTTCTTTTGTATTAACTTCTATAAGATCAAATGAATCTTCTTTAGATTGTGATCTTAATACAGACTGCTTAGTATCAATAGAACATGCATAATCAATGGAATTAAGGTTACCTAACTTATGAGTCTCAAAGTTATCTACAGCAAATCCACTCTTAAATCTTTCATATCCAACTTCATCCTTGATCTGCATATTAAATGCTTGCTGTTCAAGAACACTAAGGAGTGTATAATATTCTAACCTTTCAACACGTTTTTCAATCCTACCGATATCACGCATTGTATAACGCTTATTATCAACAGGAACAACTCTTACATCAGAAGCATCTGTTGTATAAGCAGGTACATATAAGTAAGACAATGCAATAGAATCTTCTATTGTTTCAGGTCTTGATGGGTTAAGAGATGGGTTTCCTTCCTTAATTATAAACTCACCCTTCTTAGTCAAGAATAGACCATCTATGCGATCCAAATACTGACTCTGATAGAATGAAATAGTGAATGGGAGGTTTGAATCAGGTGCTGGACAACTTGATACTACACCACCATCTCCAGTGAAATTATTAAATGTTGAATTCTTAAAGATAGATTGGTTTTCAAATCCAGTAATAGTAGCATTACTATCTACCTTTGGACGGAAATCAATAACATCTCTAAGGTTAGTAACACCAAATACAGATGAGTTAAATGTAGGTATCTCATTAGCAGTAACACCTGACTCATGTAAGTATGAATCTACTGTACAGAAGTCACCTTGTGAGTGATCAAAATAATCAAATGATACTAAAAGTTGTCCCACAGGTAAATCAAAACCTGGTTTGATAACAATACGAGAGATATCATATAGAGTATCTCTTTGACCATCATCAAATGTAAATCTGTTAGTAACATCAGTACCACTAACTAAATTACCAGCACTATCAATTGTTGGTGCAGCAGTGGTAGATCCTTCATAGATGTAATTAATTTTAAAGACATCAGAATAAGAAACAGTCTTAATCTCAGATGCTTCTTGATCTTGTCCTCTCAAAGGAATGATATTATCCTTTGCAGGGTTAATAATAATCTTCTTATCCTTAATAACTGTTTTTAACCTAGGTCTCGCCTTAGTTAATTCTAAAGTTGCAGATAATTTAAGTTTAGGATATTCAGATCCACCACTTAAAGCACCAAAATAGTTATCAGGTAACTCAATACTAACACTACCAGCAGTTAAACCAGTAGAAGCATCAACAGAACTTACTACCGAAACAGCATCAGCTGGGATATAAACAATGTCTCCTGTCTCAACCTGGGTAGCATTACCCTTATCATGAATGGTGAGAAGGAAATTCTTCTCAGTATAGGCAACGAACTTCTGAGTACCATACTCAAGATTTGCTTTAAATGTAAGTTTACCACCTGCAGAGCTAGAATCCAATATGAAATCTCGTCTAGAATTAAAAGTAATTGCGGTATCATCAGTTCCTTTAACAAGTGATTTAATTTGTTTTGATCCTGTAGGGAAGATTAAACTAGACTTAGAAGAATTATCTATCTTTGGTCTTACTCTTAGTACAGATGTACTACTTACGCTAGAAGGTAATAAAGAATCAAGATATATTCTTGATTTCTTAGCTCCTTCTGGTTTAGTAGCTTGTTGAACAATTGCTTTAACAAGATTGTTATTTGTATCAGAGAATTGTACTAGATCTCCTTGTACAAGAAGAGAAGAAGCATCTGCCCCAAATCCAGTACACTCAAGATAAGAATTACCTTCAGCACCACTCCATGTAAAGTCTGTAACATTTGAACTTGTGATATAAGCATCTCTTGAAAGTTCTACATCAGAAGTGAAAATGTTAGGTGCTACACCTCCTGAAGGTGCTACACCAAACCTTGCCCACATAGATTTAACATTCTGTGGTGTGTATGTTTGAATAACATTCTTAAAGAGAACTGCACGTGCCTGTGCAACTGTAGAAACAGATGCATTTGGAGCAGCAATTACAACTGAAGGTGGTTGAGCATATGTATCACTCAATAAACTTCTATCTAAAATACTGATCTTATACACTGTATCACTATCTGCAATATCAGGAAGTAAAACAGTAGGATCATATGTTACACCATCAACTGTAACAGTACATAAACCACCATAACCATTACCTCTAACATCAACAACAAAGTGTGATATAGTATTCTCTCTAGCAATTCTTAATGTATTACCATCTTCATCGATAATAGTTTCACCTTCTACGAATGTTCCTGAAAGAACTTTTACAAATAATCTATTACCACTAGACAATCTTCCATTAGGAGATCCTTCAACTACAGCATATGCTTTACTCTTAGATCCTGTAATATAATAACCAGCCTCAAATGTAGCATCTGGAATTACAGTATCAATTTTAATTTGAGTTAAGAATGTTGGATTGAAATACGACATCTTAAAAGTCGTATTGTATGAATCTGTACTTCCAAGTCTACCCTTTGATAAAATCTTATCAGAATCTACATTAAATCCAATTCCTCTTTCTTCTAAAGAGAAGTTCTTTGGTTTAGCAAGTCCAACAATAGGAACAATAGTATCACTATATGAAACTACTCTACCCCAAAGTCCAGGAGGATCAGATGCAACACCAGCATCATTAGCATTCTCTGCATTAGTCTTAGCACTTGCTGCACCTTCTGCACAGAAGAGGCGAGTCATCTTGGTAACACCACTCATACCATTACCATCGTTATCATCATATTCCTTCAAGGAATCGATAACATCTCTTCTACCAAGTACAGTAATTTCAATGTAAGATGGTGTTCCTAAGAAAGACTTAGGCCATTGAGCATTTCCACCATGAAACTTGGAATATGAAAGAACAGTTAATTCTTCTGCATCATTACCTGTACCTGATGTTCTGACTGCTAATGTACCAATATTTGCTTCCCAAGTAGAATTAGTAATACTTGCAAAATTGTGTGGTGCTGTACCTAGAATATCTACGATAAGAGTTTTAATTGCTTGATCTGAATCAAATGTACTAGTTCTTCTAGAACGTGTCTGCTTATGAGAATCAATTTCCCCATTTGCTCCAAGACCATCTGTAGCAGGTTCTGTATTATTCTGACCAAGTGATCCGTCACCAAATACACCATTCAAATATAGTGTTGGGTAGGTAGAAAGATCTGCACCAAATGCATTTAAAGGAATACTATTGTAAGTATTTGTTAAGTAGAAACTACTTAAACCACTATGCTTAAGGGTAATATTATCTCTCTCAAGACTTTCACGTGATTTGTTAACATTTATATAAGAACTTTCTTTGTTAACAACCTCAAATCCCTTAATATATGCTTTACCTGGTCCTATAGTTGCAACCATCTTTTGTAAGGCAGCAACTTCTGTTTCACCATTAACCAAACCAGTAGTTACATTCTTAGCATAGATTCCTCTATTACCACCAGTCTGATAGTATTCACGTATATCAGTTGCAAAATCTTCTACAACATAATCACCAGATTCATCATAAGTTCTTCTTGCTAATGTCTCTTCAATTACACTATAATTTGCTGCTGTAATTTTTTTCTGTACAGCACCTTTCTTAACACTAAGAAGTTGTATAAAATTACTATCAGTAGACGCATCTAAATCATACTTAATGAGTCCTAATGATACAGATAGTCTATGAGCACCAGGTGCTGAGAAGTTTGCAAATCCTCTTGCTTGATCATAGAGTGTTGAATCCTCTTCAGGAGTGATTAAAGACTCTGTGATCTTAAATCCAACTTTAGCAGATGGAATATTAATGAAAGGTTCTAAAACGAGAAGTTCTTCTTCGTTTCTTACAAAATGTCCATTAACGAAGTAAATACCTTGCTCTACTTGTACACCAGAAGCAAAACCCATCGCAGGGCTGTTGTAAGAGGTCTCTACGCCTGTATCTGGGTCTTTTAACGTAACAGTAGTTGGAAGTACGCTACCGTCCGTTCCAACGACCAATAAGGGTGTGTTAAC